TAGAGAAAACTATTCTTCAACTACACGTCATATAATTAAATCTTATACGGTTGCAGCCGCTAACACTTGGCAGCAAGTAACAATGACTTTTGCTGGTGATACTGGAGGAGATGACTTTTCAAACGCAACAGATACAGGCAGCAGCTTTATCGTAGAGTGGATGCTGGGTGGAGGTACAGATTGGCAGGGCGGTACTGCTAGTGGCAACTGGGAAGATTTTGATAACACTAAATTAGATGCAACCGACACGTTCCTTACTACTGTAAACTCTACCTTCTACATCACAGGCGTCCAGTTGGAAGTAGGCGACACCGCCACCCCCTTCGAGCATCGCAGCTATGGGGATGAGTTGGCGAGGTGTCAGCGGTATTATTATGTAGGCCAAGCAAGATTTCATTACGGTGATTATGGCGAAGAACACTATGACTTCAAGACTACAATGAGGGCAAACCCTACTGTTACGTTGGATGAAGTTCCATCAGGCGGCTCCGTAAACAGGGTTAGGCTTGACTGGGTTACAATAACAGGAATGGGTAGCAGTGCGGGCAATATAGCCATAGAAGCAGATGCGGAGTTATAACAATGAACGATATAACAATTACAAGCGCACAATACACCGAAAACAATGAGTGTATCAATGCTACCATTGACGGCCAAGAAATGTTTGTCCCCCTAGACCCCGCTAATCGTCACTATGCCGAGATCATGCGGCAGGTGGCTGCGGGTACACTTACAATACAGGATGCTTCCTAACTAAATGGCAACCCTAGAGCAAATCCGACAGGCAGCTGAGAGTGATCTTGTCACTTTCATTAAGCTTGTGGCACCTGAGCAAGTCCTAGGGCAGTGTCATGAGGATGTATGTAACTGGTGGACTAGACCTGATGCTAAGTCTCACCAGTTGCTTCTCTTCCCTCGTGACCATGGTAAGTCACGTTTAATAGCCTATCGTGTAGCTTGGGAGTTGACAAAGAACCCAACTTTGCGTATACTATATATATCAGCTACAGCTAACCTAGCTGAGAAACAACTAGGGTTTATCAAGGGTATCCTTACCTCAGATACTTACTCTCGTTACTGGCCTGACCATGTACACCCTGAGGATGGCAAACGGACACGTTGGACTAACTCAGAGATTATGTTAGACCACCCTGACCGTAAGAAAGAAAACGTACGTGACCCCTCAATCTTTACTGGTGGTTTGACTACATCTCTTACGGGTATGCACTGTGACATTGCTGTCTTGGATGACATTGTTGTCTATGAGAATGCTTACACAGGTGAGGGACGTAACAAGGTTAAAAGCCAATACTCTCTTTTGTCATCTATCGAGGGTGCCGATGCTAAGGAGTGGGTTGTAGGAACCCGTTACCACCCAGCTGATTTGTACAATGATCTTCTTCAAATGACAGAAGACTTGTATAATGATGATGGTAACAAGGTAGGCGAAGAGAACATCTACGAGATCTTTGAGAGACCTGTAGAGAACCGAGGGGATGGCACAGGGGAAATGCTCTGGCCTCGTACCCAACGTAAAGACGGTAAGTGGTTCGGGTTCGACATTAAGGTTCTAGCTAAGAAACGTGGTCAGTACCTCGACAGAGGTCAGTTCAGAGCACAGTACTATAACGACCCTAGTGATCCAGATAACGTACCTGTGTCCTCAGATAAGTTTCAGTACTTCGAACGTAAGCACCTACGTGAAGATAATGGGTATATGTACTACAGAGACAACCGTCTCAATGTCTTTGCTGCAGTTGACTTTGCGTTTAGCTTAGGTAAAAGATCGGACTACACAGCTATTGTTGTCATTGGTATTGATGCTGAGAACAATGTGTATGTCTTAGATATTGACAGATTTAGAACTGACAGGATCTCTGAGTACTTCGAGCATATCCTGCACCTTTCGAACAAGTGGTCATTTAAGAAGCTTAGGGCTGAAACTACAGTTGCCCAGATGGCTATCGTTAAGCAACTTAAAGAGATGATCAAACAACACGGCTTGTCAATTTCTATTGATGAGTTCCGTCCTAACAAAACCCAAGGTAACAAGCAGGAACGTATTTCAGCTGTCCTTGAGCCACGATATGATAACCTGAGTATCTGGCATTACCGTGGTGGTAATACTCAAGTCTTAGAAGAAGAACTAAGCTCACGTAACCCACCACATGATGACGTTATTGACGCCTTAGCTTCTGTCATTGATATGGCTGTTAAGCCTTCAAGGTCTATCCGTAAGCCGAAAAGTAACGTCGTACAGTTTAACTCAAGATTTGGTGGAGTTGCCTTCTAATGGCTGGAACAACTATTGACTTAGAGAGTATGATTGATCCACACACACTGGCTGTGGACATTACAGACCGTTGGAACTCATGGAACAATGCTCGTCAAAACAAGATAGATGAGTGGAAGGAACTTCGTAACTACGTCTATGCGACGGATACACGTACGACTTCTAATAGTAAACTACCATGGACGAACAGCACGACAACTCCTAAGTTGACACAGATTGCTGACAACCTCCATGCTAATTACTTCTCAGCATTGTTTCCTCGTAACCGTTGGTTTAAGTTTGAGGCTTATGATCATGCCTCAGCTACTAAATCCAAACGTGATACTATCCAAGCATACATGGAGAACAAACTCCGTACGTCTGACTTTGAAGACACTGTGAGTAAACTAATCAATGATTACATTCAGTATGGTAACTGCTTCGCAACAGTGGAGTTCAAGCGGGACTATACTGAGTTTGAAGATGGGGAACGAATTACCAATTACATCGGCCCTAAGCTTGTACGGATCAGCCCATTTGACATTTGCTTCAACCCTCTTGCCCCAAGTTTCGGAGATAGCCCTAAGATTATCCGTAGCATTCTAACGGTAGGTGAGGTTGCTCGTAAGATTGAAGAGACAGTTGACAACTCCTACATGAAGGATGTCTTCGAGAAGATGCTTGTCAATCGTACAGCTGCATCAGGTAATGACATAGATGTAAGCAAGTCTCAGGCTTTTATTGCTGATGGCTTTTCGTCACTTCAGGAATACTATGAGTCTAACTACGTAGAACTCCTTACGTTCTATGGTGACATCTATGATGCTGATGCTGGTAAGTTCCACAAAAATCGTGTCATTACAGTTGTTGATCGTGCCTATGTTCTCCTGAATGAACAGAACCCTAGTTGGTTAGGTAAGGCTCCTGTCTTCCATGCTGGCTGGCGTGAACGTCCTGACAACCTCTACGCAATGGGGCCACTGGATAACCTTGTAGGTATGCAGTACCGTATTGACCACCTAGAGAACCTTAAGGCTGATGTCTTCGATCAGATCGCATACCCTATCATTAAGATCCGTGGTGACGTAGAGGACTTCGACTTCGAACCTGCAGCACGTATCTACATGGGTGAAGAGGGTGACGTAGGGTACTTAGCACCTGATGCTACAGCCCTCAATGCTGACTTCCAGATCCAGACACTAGAGAACAAAATGGAGATGCTTGCAGGTGCTCCTCGTGAGGCTATGGGTATCCGTAGTGCAGGTGAGAAGACTGCCTTCGAGGTTCAACAGTTGATGACAGCGGCAGGTCGTATCTTCCAACACAAGACAGCACACTTCGAACGTGTATTCCTTGAGCCAATCCTTAATGCTATGCTTGAGGCAGCTCGTCGTAACATGGACTATGCTGATACTGTACGTGTCCTTAACGAAGACACAGGTCTATTCTTCTTCGAGACAATCACTAAGGAAGACATCAAGGCTAACGGTAAGATAGTACCTATGGGTGCTCGTCACTTTGCTGAACGTGCTAACCGTGTGCAGAACTTGACACAACTTTATCAGTTGAAACTAGCTGACCCAACAATGGCTACTCACTTGTCAGGTAAAGAGTTTGCTCGCCTGATGGCTGAGGAACTAGGTGAGCCTAAACTATTCGGTGAGAACATCACAGTACAGGAACAGCTAGAGACACAACGTGTAGCTACTGAGGCTGAAGTCCAGTTCGAAGAAGAACAACAGATCGCAATCGAACAAGGACTATAACACTTGAAGTCGAATTGGTTTAAAGAATGCAAGACGAAAGAGGACAAGGATAAGGTACGCCAACTTATTCTGTCAAACCGAGAGAGCCTCGAACGTCTCAAAGAAATCCTAGGGCCTATGCTTAAGGATACACCCCCTACGGCTGACTATGACAGCCCCTCATGGGCTTACAAGCAAGCTGACCGTATCGGGTATAATCGGGCACTTAACCAAGTGCTTGATCTTATCAACTTAGACAAGGAATAAAATTATGGTATTTACTGACGGTACTGCAACCACACAGACCGAGCAGACTTCAGAGCAGACGCAGCAAGAGGCCACACCACAGGAATCTTATTTGCAGAAACTCGTAGAGGCCAAGGGAGAGAACTGGAAAGACCCTGAGGTTCTAGCTAAAGGTAAACTTGAAGCTGACGGATACATCAAGACCCTAGAGGAACAGGTGGCCCAGATGCGAGAGGACTTTAAGAAGCAGAACTATCAGGCCGAGATTCTCGAACAACTGCAGAACAAGGCTACTGACACTACCTCAGTCGATCCTGCAGCGCCTAATAATGAAACAAACGGTAGCACTAAGGCACAGAACACCACTGCAAACCTTAGTGAAGATGATTTAGAAAGCCTTGTTGAGAAGACACTGGTCAAACGTGAAAAGGATTCTGTCATTAAACAGAACCTAGCACAAGTAGATCAAGAGTTAGTTAATTCTTTTGGTACTGAGGCAGCAGCTAAAGTCCAAGAGAAGGCCCAAGAGCTAGGTATGTCAATGGAACGCTTGCGTGATATTGCATCTGAGTCTCCTAAAGCTTTCTTCTCTCTTATCGGACAACCGCAGCCTATGTCGAACCCTATGGTTCAAGGCTCCGTTCGTACCGAAGGTGTCAACATGCAACTTTCGTCGGAACGTAACTGGGCTTACTACCAGAACCTCCGTCGGGAAAATCCTAATCAGTACTATTCACCCAAGGTTCAACAACAACTTATCCAAGACCGTATCAAAATGGGTGATAAGTTCGGTAACACTTAAGAAAGGACTAGCAAATGGCTGGTATGATTTCAAGCAATGCGGATATGCAGCGCCTTATCCGTGCTGAGGTTTACTCCTCAGAACTCAAAGAGATCCTTCGTGACGAAATGATGGCTCAGTCCGTCGTTCGTATGCTCGATGGATTCCCAGACGGTGACACGTTCACCATCCCAACAATCGGTGAGACAACTGTAGCTGACTACACAGAAGACAATGCAGTGTCATATGTACCGATGGACACAGCTGAGTTCCAATTCAGCATCGACAAGTACCTCCAGTCAGCTTCGTACATCACGAAGAAAGCTGCACAGGATTCGTTCTACGCAGCACAGCTTGAGTCACGTTTCGTACCTGAGCAGTCTCGTGCGATCATGGAGCACTTCGAGTCAACCACAATGGCGACACCTGAAGTTGGCGTAACAGCTAACTCAGCTGAAGCACAGAATGGTATTGCTCACCGTGTTTCAGGTGGTAACTCAGGTGTCTTGGAACTTGAAGACTTCGCATATGCACGTTACGCATTGAAGAAGGCTAAAGTTGCTGACCGTGGTCTCGTAGCTATTGTTGATCCATCAGTAGAATACCAGTTGAATACACTGACAAACATTGTCAACGTATCTAACAACCCAATGTGGGAAGGTATTGTACGTGACGGTATCGCAACAGGTATGCGTTTCGTAGCTAACGTCTATGGCTTCGACGTATACACATCGAACTACTTGAAGAGCACAGTTGCTGATTCTGCACTTCTTGAAAAAGATGGCACAACAGCTAACGACTTCTCTTCAAACAATGGTGTTGCGAACTTGTTCTTCTCAGCTGACCAGACATCGAACCCATTCATCGGTGCATGGCGTCAGATGCCTGAGGTAGACTATGAGTACAACAAAGACTACCAACGTCACGAGTATGTAACAACAGCTCGTTACGGTGTTAAGAAGTACCGTCCAGAAGGTATCGTCACTGTTGTGACAAACCCTGCTGTGTAATAGACTACTTGGGTATCCCTTCGGGGGTACCCTCTACTTTATTGTTGACAGAACTTACAGGTTAGTTTATAATATCTTTAACGATGGCAGGGGCTATAGTATATACCCTATAGGAGCTACACATGGCAAACGTAAACCATTCCACACTAACTGATCCTTACCTACATGAACCTAAGGGTGTAGCCTCAGCTGCAACAGGTTCAGTTTATGTATCTGATGGATCAGGCTCAGGGGATTGGACTAAGGCACACTCACACATCAATGGGTACCTTCCTTTTGATGCTACTACACCTGCATACCAACACTCTGTCACTACTTCATATACAGTACTAGACCCTACATTCTCAACATTACTAGCTGATGGTTTCTCAGGTGCTTCCTCACCTAATGCTCGTCTTATTTATACTGATACACAAGCAGCTACAGCCTTCTGTAACTTTGCGTTTAACTTTAAGCAAGCCTCAGGTTCATCTGTAAACTTGGAGGTTGTATTTTATAAGAATGGTTCCTTGCTTAGTAATGGTCATATTATTGCTACAGCTGCCTCAGGTGAATGGCGATCAGCTACTCTTTCAGCCATGACAAGTTTAGCTACTGATGACTACATTGAAATCTTTGTCAAAGGATCTGCTTCGTTTACACTTGATGTAGCTGCAGCTTCTCTGACTATCCAAGGGGTTCCAAGCTAATGAAGACTACACTCTTACAGGTAGTCCAGTCTATTTTGTCAGACATGGACTCTGAGGATATCAACAGTATTTCTGACTCCATTGAGGCACAACAGATTGCTTCTGTAGTTGAGGATACTTACTACAATATTATTGCTGCACGAGAGATCCCTGAGCACAATAAGCTTATGTCACTTGTAGCTGCAGCTGATGCTACTAAGCCTACACACTTCAAGTATCCTTCCAATACTAAACACATTGAACGCATTGAGTATAACATCGGCACTGCAGCTGACAAAGACTTTCGTGTCATTGAGTTTGTTGACCCAGTAGCTTTCCTTGATCGTATGGACGAAGAGGAAGGTTTACTTGTGGAGACCTACTCGGACAGCATTGACATCTTTGTGTCAACTAATGAGGGGCCTTCCTACTATACGTCATTTGATGATGAATATCTGATTATGAATTCCTATGATGCAAGCCTTGAGAATACCCTACAGAACTCTAAGGTTCGTGCCTTTGGTTCTACGTATCCTACCTTCTCTCAGACAGATGCTCATACGATTGACCTAGATAACACCATGATGCCCTACTTGTTAGCTGAGGCTAAGTCTGCATGTTTCTCTTTGTTTAAGGGTGGATCAGATCCTAAAGTAGAACAGGCAGCACGTCGCCTTAAGTCATACATTCAGAATGACATGTACAAAACTAAACGCAACAATACTCGTGTGAGTTACGGAAGGAAGTAAATGATAGAGTACGAACATAGCACAGAGAACCAGTACTGTGTATGCACCTCTGACAAACTTGTTTCTAAGATATACATTGAAAAAGAAGCTGGTGGTTTCAAGTTCTTCGTGATCCGTTACGAGAATGGTACCCTACCTAACAAGCTCTCAGGTCGTTACTCAAGCATCCCTGCAGCACAGAGGGCTATCGAGAACTACCTACGTAATCAGCCTCCCTCTAAGACGTTAAGACGTAATGAGAATGCAGAGGCTCGAAGAAAGAGAAAACTAGATGGCTCAAAGTCTAACTCAGAAAGCAGTAAATAACTTTGTCCGTGGCCTTATTACTGAGGCTGCGGAACTAACGTTTCCTGAGGGTGCTTCGGTAGATGAGTTAAACTGTGACTTACGTCGTGACGGTACTCGCCGTAGACGCCTAGGTATTGAGTACGAGGAAAGCTTTCAGTTGTCCTCATTTACTTTGTCTGACAATGAATTGGTGTCAGTAGGTAACTGGGTAAACGTAGGTGGTAATGCTGACCTTGAGTTCTTGGTTCTCCAAAAGGGTTCTACTCTTTACTTCTACAACAAGTCTGACCTACCCTACTCAGCACAGGTTGAGGCCTTCTCTGTCAATCTGACAAGCTATGAGCAGTCAGGTTCAGTAGGTGCTGAGAATGCTAAGTGTCAGTTCGCTTCACTTAAGGGTAACCTAGTTGTATCCTCTTCAGCTATTAATACTATTGTAGTTGAGTATAACATCAGCTCTGTGTCAGTTAGTCAGATCAGCTTTAAGATCCGTGACTTTGAGTGGCAGGGTAATACAACGACATACTACTCAAATGACAGCACACCTAGTCAGAACCGTAAGTATGATGCACAGAACACAGGTTGGAACACAGGTAATGGTGCTCCTACGGATCTAACCAAACGTCTTACTCACCCATGGTACTCAGGTAAGGATGCAGACGGTAACTACTCAAGCTCTGAGTTCGGTAAGATCTATGGTGGTACAACCTTAACAGGTAACGGTCACTACATTCTTGACTTCTTTACTAAGAACAGACAGTCAGCCTCAGGTATCACAGGACTGACTAAGCCTACGGACATTGAGGCTAGTCGTTTCCGTTGTGTTGAGTCCTTCTCAGGCCGTGTGTTCTATGCTGGCCTAGAGAGTGCTGAGAATGCTGGTACTATCCTATTCTCTAAACTAGCGGATACCATTAGTGACCTAGGTGTTTGTCATCAGGTTAATGACCCTACGTCTGAGTATTTACCTGACCTCCTTCCTACTGATGGTGGTGAGATTAAGATCCCAGATGCTGTCAAGATCCAGAAGCTTTATGCTTTCCAGAACTCCCTGTTTGTCTTTGCTGAGAATGGCGTATGGCAGATCTCAGGTGTAGATGGTGTCTTTACTGCAGATGCTTACTCAGTGAACCGTGTGTCACGTGTCGGTCTCCTGCAGCCAGAGACGTTTGTTGAGGCTGAGGGTGTACCCTTCTGGTGGTCTCGCTTCGGTATCCATACTTTGTCAACTGACCCAGTGTCAGGTCAGGGTAGTGAGCAGAACCTTACCATCCCAACTATTCAAAGCTTCTGGGATGCAATCGACTCCGATGCTAAACTAAAGGTTGTCTCAACCTACGACAGTATTAACAAACGTATATACTGGGCTTACCCTGATGATGGTGAAGCAGTTGAGTCTAAGTTAAATAACTTCCTAATCCTAGACATTCCCTTACAGGCTTTCTTCCCTTGGCGTGTTGAGAACCAAACCTCAAGTACTGACTGTGTTGTAGGACTTGCGTTTTACTCAGGCTACGGTGCTAAGGAACTTGAGCTAGACGTATTGACTAACTCAGGTGCTGACGATGTTGTGACCTCAGCGGGTGATGATGTTGTGTCATCTCAGGTTTCTAACTTCAACACTGGTGACCCAGCTATTGTTCTTATCTGTCGTGATGGAGCTACTAATAAGCTTACCTTTGGTGGTTTCACTAGCTCAGGCTTCCTTGACTGGGGTGACACAAACTACTCCTCCTATGCTGAGACAGGGTATGACTTCATTGGTGACTTGATTTCTAAGAAGACTGCACCATACATTGTCACTTACTGTCGATTGACAGAAGAAGGTTTTACTGGTAATGAGTCGATAGGGTACACAGCTATACGTCCTTCGTCATTACTTGTGTCAACAGCTTGGGACTTCAACGAGAACTTCCAAGCATCACAACAGGCCTACCGTAAGAAGTTTCCTGTTGTAGTTGATCCTAATAACTTAGACGTGTACGACTACCCTGAGTCCGTAATCACCACCCGACTAAAGGTAAGAGGTTCAGGTCGTTCCGTTCGTATTCGTTATGAGAGTGAACAGGGTAAAGATTTCTTACTGCTAGGATGGGGTGTCATTCAAGGAAGAAATCCGAGGTACTAATGACAACCACAATTAGAAAAGCTACAGAAGATGACCTTCTTAGCCTTATGCTTCTAGCTAAAGAATTCTCTAAGGAAGCACCTGAGACCCACAAGTGGGACAAAGATAAAACCTACCAGTTTCTAAAGTCAGCGCTGGCCAACGACAACACAGAAATATTTGTCATTGACAGAGACGGTGAACTAGTAGGAAGTCTAGTAGCTCTCGTCACACAAATGTACATGTCCAATAAAGTAGTAGCTGCAGAGTTAGCTTGGTTTGTATCTAAAGACGAAAGAGGAACCCCTAGCTCAGTTAAGTTAATCAAAACTTTTGAGAGTTGGGCTAAAAGTATCGGAGCTAATTACGTTGTAATGGCTGACCTACCTGAGGTAGCAGACCTTGGTTCTTTATATTCACGTTTAGGCTATGGGCCTTCAGAAACATCTTACATAAAGGAAGTTTAAATGGCTGGAATTACAACTACAGTCCTAGCTGTTACAGCGGTGGCGGGTACCGCCTACAGCATTAACCAACAACAGAAGGCTGCTTCAGCTCAAAAGCAAGCAGCTCAAGTGGCCCAACAGCAGCAACGTCAACAGGCGAGCCAGCAACGTCGGCAGTCCGTAAGGGCAATGGTATCTCAACGTTCACGTATGAGAGCACAGGCTCAGTCCTTAGGTGTCTCAGGTGGTTCAGCAGCCCTTGGAGGTATGTCATCTTTGTCATCTCAGTTCGGAGCTAACCTAGGCTACGGCTCTATGATGTCAGGTCTAAGCCAACAGTACTCAGGCTTCACTGGTCAGGCTGCACAGTTTGGTGCTCAGGCTCAACTTGGTGCAGGTATTAGTGGATTATCAAGCCAGCTCTACGGTTATGGTCAAAATTACATGGCGGCAAACCCTCAACAGCCCACACCAAACCCTCGTGACTCATCCACTAATCTTCCGCAGATTTACTAAACCCTGAGGGTATACCTATATGAAAACTCTCCTAGATCAAGTATATAATGACAAATTCCTCAATGATATGCTTGAGGAAGAAGAGACTGTTAAACGAGTAGACCCTAAGAGTGAGGGGTTTGCTAACAAGTCACAGGAACTCTCAGTAGCCACAGGTAAACCTATTGACGAAGTACAGGCTGAGATCCTTTCAGGTGATAATCAAACTGAGGTAACAGCTAAAGTAAACGCCACTGAGTTTGACCCTAACGTTGTCATTGACAAAGCCTACGAGGAAGGTACTCCAGCTGATGAAGTTGCTCGCCTCATTGAGGAACGTCGTGAGAAGGGCCGTGACTTTACCCTGAGTGAGTACTCACTACTGCAAAGCTCAATGTTGACAGATAGTGATATCAACCCGTTCACAGCCCGTACTCTTACTAACATGGAAACTATGGATCGGCTGATTGCTGAGGCCCTAGAGGAATCCTCTGAGTCCTCCTTGACCCGTAAGATCTTTCAGTTCATCGACGTAAACCTACTCCGAGATCTTACCATTGGTATCTTCGAGGGTCTAACTTTCCGTACTGACCGTGAGGGTCGTGACATTCGTGAACAGTTCACCTCTCTAAAACCTGAGGAGTTCAAGGAGTGGGCTAAGGGTTACGTAGAGGATCGTAAGACTGAGGGTTTCTTTGGTCGTGACGGTGGTATCTGGAACTTAGCTAAGGTACAGGATGACACAAAGTACCTAGGTAACAACCCCTCGGCTGGCCTAGACTTTGCTATTGGTGGTATCGACTTACTTACTCTTGGTGCAACTAAGGCTGCAGGTTCAGCAATAAAGGGCATCAAGAACACAAATAAACTTCATGGTCTTTCTAAGGCTCGTCGTCCAGTAGATACAGTGGCTGTCATGGATGGCCCTGAGGCTGCAGGTAATGTTGTCTCTAAGATGGTAGACGAAACTGGTGTCATCACAGATGAAGTGACAGCTGGTCGTAGCCTACCTAAGGAACTCGACCCAGTACCATCACCAGCATCACGTCCAGCTAACATTACAGTACGTAACGGTACACGTAAGACAGTCCTTACGGAGCAGCTAGAAGAACTTAACCGTCGTGGTTCCTTTGGTGAGTACGTATCTCGTTCTACCATTGAAGAAGTAGCCTCAAGTATTGCTACTCGTGTAGCTGCTAGAACAAACGGTGTTCTCGTAAGCTCCCGTCGTGTTGTAGACGAAGGATCAGATGACTATAAAGTAGTTGTCACTATGGGTAAGGATGGCTCAGGTGCTCCCTTCCGCTTGAAGAAGGATGCTGAGGAAGTAGCAGCCAACGATCCAAGCCTCAAGGTTGTCAAACGTGAGGAAGGCCGTGGTTGGTTCGTACAGGCTGAGGAACGTGTCAATATCCTAGGGTTACCTGATGCAGCTGATACCTTCGATAAGGGTGGGTTTGTCTCAGATGCTATCAACAAAGTCTTCGGTGCAGCTACTGTACGCCTAGGTGACAAGATTGGTGGTAAGTTTCTTCAGGCTGAGGCAGGTCAAGCTCTCGTAGGGGATCTTGTTAAGCCTTACCAAAAGACAATCCAGAAGATTAAGGGTAAAGAGACAGCTAATCTGTCAGACTTCATGACACAACTCCGTGATGGTGAGTTGTCATACCTACGTCAGGCACCAGATACTACATCCTTCAAGTCTTTGTATAAGACAATGTACGGCCAGAAGCCACGTAAAGAAGTTGTAGAGGCCTATGAGGCCCTCCTAGACATCAATGACACAACATGGCAGATCAAATCATCTGACCGCCTTAAGCGAGTTGTAGCTGAGGGTGGTGAAAGTGTTGACCTAGGTGAAGGTTACGAGACTATAGGCTACCGTACACGTCGCCAAGATCTTCCTCAGGATGACTTTGTGCTAGACATTGCAACTGGACGTTCACTCCGTAAGGATGAGGTGCTAGGCAGTGCAGTTATCTTTAAAGTACCTGACACATTCCTAGACCACCTGTATGTCACTAACGTAAAGTCTAGCCGTGCACCTGAACGTGTTGACGTTATGCCTTACAACGTGGGTGGCCCTCGTACTAACTCGGAGTTCCGTTACTTTGTAGGCTCAACTAAGACACAACAGCTGGCCTCAGGTAAGGAAATCTCAGGTGGCTTTAAGACCCTCCTAGGTTCTTTCGGACAGGAACAAGCTAAAGTAGCTGTCAATCAACTTAACAGCATTTCTAAGGCAGTCCGTGAGCTACTAGAAAAGTATAATGTTGCTGGTATTGACAACCTAGTTCTATCTAAGGCTGACTACGAGTCACTAGGTGAAGTGATCCGTCGCAATAATACTTGGAATAAACACATAACTGATGTTGAGGACTTGCAGAAGTTATCTGCTAAGTACGGCCTTCGGTTTACTGAGGACTTTGTAGGTAAGGCTCGTGACCAGAAGGTGACTATTCGTGAGGCTGGAGAAAACCCAGTAAATGTTGATGTGTCATTTGGTGAAATGGTTAGCTCACGTCTGAATATGAAACGTGGTGACACACCCCTTATGGAGTTCGGTGGTAAACAAGCTGTCAATGAAAGCCCTCTAGCTGCCATTGCTGATCAGTTCGGGTCTGAGACCTTCGGTTATGCTAACCGTGCAGCCTCTCAGAATGCTGTAGTTGGTTGGGTTAAACTAGCTGAACGTAATGAGGGCCTCGTAAGGTTTCCTGCAGGTATTCCTGAGAACGACTATCTCAACCGCTTCTTGAATGCTGAGGTAATCAAGACAGGTAAGTACAATGATGTAGCTGCCCAACTACGTGAACAACAGGATGTCATTAAACGTCGCCTTAATCAGCCTACATGGCTTAGTGACAAGTATGAGACATTTACTTCAGCTGCCACTGAGTTCATCTTTGAGAAGACTAAGATTAAGTATGACTTGACAAAGACTGATCCTGCCTCTCAGCTCCTTAAGGTTGGCTTCTACTCTAAGTTTGGCTTCTTCAACCCTGATCAGTTCCTACTTCAGGCCCTACACTCTGTCACTATTGCAGCTATCTCCCCTGTGCAGGGTGCTAAGGCTATGGGGCTAACAGCACCTATCGCTGCTATCACCTCACTTAAGAACCCAGCTGCACGTTCACTGGCTATCAAACGTCTAGCACAGGGTACAGGTATGGAGGTTGAGGAACTTAACTCTCTTGTCAAATACATTGATGAGAGTGGACGTAACCTTGTTGACAACGAAGTCATCGAACTTCAGGCTCCTCAAAAGTTCGGTACTGCAAGTACTCTAGCAGGTAAGGCGAAGCAGTCCGTAGGTAACCTGATGGACTTAGGTACTCTCTTCTTTAAAGAGGGTGAACGTATCTCTCGTACAACAGGTATTATCACGGCCTTCCTTGAGCATCGTGCTAAACGTCCTAACATTAATCCTATGTCACCTGAGGGTAAACTCTGGATCACTAACCGTGAGCAAGACCTTACGTTCCGTATGACAACTCAGTCACGTAACTTTGCTCAGAGTGGAGCCATGCGTGTACCTACTCAGTGGTTGTCCTTCTCTATTCGTGCAATGGAAAACATTGTGGTAGGCCGTAACTTTACAGCTGGGGAACGTGCTCGTATGTTCCTTGCTATGGGGCCTATGTTCGGATTGACAGGACTAGGCGTAGGTAAGATGTCAGGGTTTGTCACTGAGAAGATGGGCTATGATCCTGAGAGTCCTCAGGCTGTCAAGGTGTTTAACAACATTAAGTACGGCTTGATGGATGAACTCTTATCAACCCTGATAGGTACTGAGACTGCGTATGCTCAACGTGTGGCACCCTTAGGACAGGTCAAGGATACCTTTGATGACTTGTTCAACCAGAGCCTCATTGAGACACTCTTCGGCCCATCAGGAAGCATTGCTAAGGACTTCCTGTCATCTGCTAACAACGGTGTCAAAGCTATGCTTAGTGGACGTACTGAGACTGTCCGTGAGGATCTGACACAGTTAGTTCGTAACCTTTCGACAGCTGATAAGATCGTCAAAGTTCAGGAGATCATTGAGTCAGGTAACTACCGTAGTCGAACACGTAAGTTAGCCGTGTCAGGTCTTACTGAGAAGGATGCTGCAGCTGTGGTCTTTGGTGCTACACCTGC